TGCGATGGTAGCCATTTAAATAAATAAATATGCAAACTTTTATAATTATAATTTCAATAGTAATGTTTTTAACTGCCTTAATGATGGCGTTAACAGTTTACGGTATATTTACAGACAAAGATAAGGATGGAATTCCTGACGCTTTAGAAGATAAATTTAACCAAGTAGTAAGCGATATAAAGCAAGAAATTGAAAAGATTAAAAAATGAAATACTTTACGTTAGATGAGTTTTCTTCACCTGATCACGAAGGTAGTGGCGTTAATATGGACAGTAACTTTCTTGAGTTGCTCAACAACGCACGTGAAATTGCAGGAATACCATTTAAGATCACAAGTGGATACAGAACAGCCGAGCATAACAAAAAAGTTGGAGGTGTTTCAAACTCAAGCCACTTATCCGGTCTTGCGGCAGATATTAGTATATCGTCCGGAAACGAAAGATACCTTGTTCTTAATGCCCTTATTAAAGCAGGATTTAAAAGGTTGGGAATCGCTAAAACCTTTATACATTGCGATACCGACGGATCAAAGCCAAACTCGGTATGGACATACTAATACGGTAGGAAGTACGCTATGGAAGAATTAATTACAGGTTATATTGCGTTTCGTTTATTAGAGTATTTAATACTAAAAAGTTTTGTCTGACAAGAAAAAATTTAAAGATACCCAAGTAGGTAAATTCCTTTTAAATAAGATACCAGACGTAGTTGGAGCCGTTGCCGGTAATACCGCCGTAGGGAGTGTTATACAAGCTATTATAGGAGGATCCGATATGTCCGACGCCGACAAAGAGATAGCTTTAAAAAAACTTGACTTAGAGAGAGCAGAAATAGACGGTACAACAAGACGATGGGTAGCCGACGCAAGGAGCGGATCTTGGTTATCAAGTAACGTAAGACCTTTAACTTTAGTATTTCTAACCGTTAGTTACGTTATAGGTTGGTATTTAGGCTATCCTTTAGATTCTATTACCGGTCTTCTCTCGATCGTTATTGGAGGATATTTTGGGAGCAGAGGTGTAGAGAAGGTATTCGGAAATAATAAACATCAATAAATGGCAAAGCAAATAGTTATAAACTATAAAAAAGTTAAAGTTAAGAGAAAGGGAATACATAGTAAAAACAAACAATCTGCCTTAAAATCGTCAAAGAATTATACTAAGAAATATCGCGGTCAAGGTCGATAATGTTTATAATTCAAATACTAGAATAGTTGACTTTTAAAAAAAAACGAAGTAACTTTGGTGGGTAGTGGGAAATTAATTACTTTATTATTTTATATTTAATATAAGAAATTTATAAAAATTTTAATTTATATTATGAAAATAGACGACGAAATAAGGAAAATTACAAGCTATAAAACTTGGAGCGTTAAACGTAAAACGGATACCTTACTAGAAATGGACGCTATTAACTATACTAATTTAGGTACTGACTCAACTAAAACGGAAAAGAAAAACGTTAAAACTATTAGTAGAAAAATATATAGAGCTATATCTATTATTAATCCTTTAGACGGTTATATACTAGAGGCTCATATGAACGAAAAAGATCTTAGGAGTCTAGTAGATGCCCAAAACTAAAAAACCTTTAAGGAGTAAACTTGTAAAAAAACTCGATACGGTATTTAGTCAATGGGTAAGATTAAGTAAAGCGGATAAAAACGGATATTGTACTTGCGTAACTTGTTCTAAGAAATTATATTGGAAAGAGATTCAAGCGGGACATTTTCAAAGTCGTAAACATTATAGTACTCGTTGGGACGAACTAAACGTTTTCCCGCAGTGCGTCGGTTGTAATGTATTTAAATACGGAGAGCAATATAAATATTCTCTTTTTTTAGGTAAAGAAGCCGCAGAAGTATTATATTTGAAAAGTAAAGAAATTGTAAAGTTCGCTAATAGCGATCTAGAAGATATGATAAAAGATTATAGTCAAAGACTAAAAAAGCTTACTTGATTTTTTTCTTGTAAATTTGTTCTTTGTTTTGGGGCGGCAGAAATGTCGCTCCTTTTTTTGTTAATTATTTTTTTACTATCTTTACAATATGGAACAATTTACAAAAGCAGAACTCTATGGCAAGGTACAAGAACTGCAATACGAAAACGAACAATTAAAGAATCAATTAATTTTAAATACAAAGATCAATGGCTAAGAAAGAAACAAATATAAACGAAAAACTATTTAACCTACAACAAGAGATAGGTACTATAAGCAAAGACGCGAGTAATCCGTTTTATAAATCTAAGTACTTCGATATAAATTCTTTGATAAAACAATTACAACCTTTATTAAAAAAGAATAAGCTTTTACTATTACAACCTATAGAGGAGGATATAGTAGTAAGTAAGATACTTTGTATTGAAGGAGGCGGAGGTATAGTAAGCGGTTTAAAGTTGCCTCCTATAACGGATCCACAAAAGTTAGGTAGTTGTATTACATATTACCGAAGATATACTTTAGCTAGTTTATTAGGTTTACAAGCTATAGACGACGACGCAAACGCTGCGAGCGGTAATATAAGCCCGACTATCGAAAAGCCTTGGTTAAATAAAGATACGTTGCAATTTACAAAAGCAATAGACTTTTTAAATCAAGGAGGGAATATTAAAGATATAGAAGCGAAGTATAAAATTAGTAAAGCAGTTAGAGATGAGTTATCTAAACTGTAAAATAAAAAAAGTATATTACAACTCAACTTATAATAACAAACCAATTAAAATAACTATATATGGAAATTACAGGAAATATCAAACTAATAACGGAAACGGAAACGGGAACCTCGAAAGCGGGGAAGGAATGGGCGAAACGTCAAATAGTAGTAACGACTAACGAGACGTATCCTCAAGATATCGCAATAGATTTTATGGGCGATAAAATAACTCAAATAAATAATTTTGAAGTAGGGAACCCGGTAACGGTTTCTATTAATATTAGAGGTAACGAGTATAACGGGAAGTACTATAATAGTATAAGCGGTTGGAAGATAGCTAATACAATAGGTCAAGTTAATAACAACGATCAACAACCCGCTAGAGAGAAAGTAGAAGATTTACCTTTTTAATTTAATCGGGGGTTAATAGCCCCCTTTTTTTATACCTTAATGATAAAACTAAAACAAGGCGAAGAGTTTCCTAAAGATTTTTGGAATTATAACGTAAACGCTATAACCGGATACTATATAGAACCTCAACGTAAAGAACAAAACGACAAAGTAGCAAGAAAATACCATAAACGATGATAGCACATTCAAGAAAAATACAAGATAAAATACTAGATATAAAATACGGTAGGATAAAACAAGGTCTAAAACTTGATATACCCGAGATCGACGAACACTTAAGATATAAGCAGGGAAATTTTAATTTAATAATTGGGCACGCAAATTCGGGAAAAACAACATTTTGTGTTTATTTATTTGTTCTTTGGGCGGTAAAGCATAACTTAAGGTTTTTAATATGGTCGAGCGAAAATACTCCTCAATCTATAGTAAGGAAAATAATAGAGTTTAAAATGGGTTTACCAATTACGGAAGCTTCGGACGAACAAATTAATAACGCTATTTCTTGGTGCGACAACCACTTCAAAGTAATAGACGTAGACGATCTATATACCTACAAACAATTAATTAACGAAGCTAAACAAATTAAAAGCGTTTGGAATTACGATTCTTTATTAATAGATCCTTATAATAGTTTATCTAAAGATCCAACGTTACAAAAGCTTGTAGGTAATTCGCACGACTACGATTATCAAGTAGCTAGCGAGTTTAGACTTTTAGCTAAGAAACAAAATATAACGCTATATTTAAACGCGCACGGAGTAACAAGCGCAATGCGGTCAATACATACAAACGGAGAATATCAAGGATTACCTAAACCGTTAGGAATGGCGGATGTTGAAGGTGGAGGTAAATGGGGAAACCGGGCTGACGATATTTTATGTATACATCGTTATACAACGCACCCTAGCGATTGGATGTATTCTAATATAAGTATACTTAAGGTAAAAGAGAACGAAACCGGCGGAAGACCTACATCGTTCGATAATCCTATAAAAATTAAAATGAAAATAAATAACGTTGGGTTTGAATTTTTAGGATCCGATTTATTAAAAGAAAAACCTATAGAAGAAAAAATACCGTTTTGATTATAATAATTTTTTTATTAGTTGTTGCGTTTGTTTTTATAGTAATAGGACATATAAAGAAAGCTGAAATATTTATAAGCCCGATAAAAGGTTTTATGTTTGGTTTTTTATATCACAAAGACGAATATTTAGAAGAGGACGAGTTTACCCTACAATGTTTGCTAGGGGTAATTAGTTTAAACGTAATATGGAAAAATCTGCCGAATGGCTAAAAATAGTAGCGAAGGATCATAAAAAATGGATTAAGCTTGTTAAGGATTTAGGAGAGTATAGCTTCGCGGAGGATATAGTCCAAGAGGCTTATATTGTTTTATATAAATATACTAACGAGGAAAGTATAATTAAAAATGGGAAAGTATCTCAAGGATATATGTTTTATACTTTACGTTCGGTTTTGTTTCAATTTCATAACGCTAAAAAGAAATTTAAAAGACAAGATATAGACGATAAAGAATTCTTTAATAAAATACCTAATATCGATAATTTAGACGTTGAACAAGGATATAATAACTTTTGTCTTCTTTTAGATAAAAAGGTAGATACGTTTAATTGGTACGATAAGAAACTTTGGAAGCTATATTCTCAAACCGATATGTCAATAAGAAAGATAGCGTCCGAAACTAATATAAGTTGGGTAAGTATATTTAATAGCTTAAAAAATATTAAGAACGATCTAAGAGAAGATTTAAAAGAAGATTACGAAGATTGGAAAAATAGAGATTTTGAACGATTAAAATAGAAATAATGGAAAACTACAAAGGAGACAAACGCAGCAAAGAATACAAACAATGGAAAAAAAACCTAGAACAATCTAGTAAAGGATTAGGCGATAAAGTCGAAAAGGTCTTTAAGGCTACAGGAATAGATAACGCGGCTAAATTTATACTAGGAGAAGACTGCGGATGCGAAGAGCGTAAGAATACTTTAAATAAAATCTTTCCAAGTAAAAAGATCAATTGTTTGACGGAAGACGAATATAATTATTTAGCTGATTACTTTGATAAATCATCTAATACAGTAGCTCAAGAACAACAAAAACATTTAGTTTTAATTTATAATAGAGTATTTAATGAACGTGCAAGCACAACAAATTGTGGAAGTTGTTTCTTAAATGGTGTACACGCTAAACTAAATAAAATATTTAACGAGTACAAAGATTGAAAGAGAAGGAGCTTTTTGAATATCTAATAAAATGTTGTTACCCGGATCTAGTAAAAGCTAAAAAGCAAATGTCTCGGTGGGATTGTTATAGCCCGGATAAGAGCCATAGGATAGAATTAAAATGTAGGGGTAAGCATTACGATAGTTTACTTATTGAAAAAAAGAAGTTTGACGCCTTAATACTAAAGTGTAAAGAAAATCTAGATATACCTCTTTATATAAATTATACTCCTAAAGGCGTATATAAATTTAATTTGTATATTGTTAAACCAATTTGGGAAATACAATATCATAATAAAACTACTCAATTTAAAAATAATAGTAAGATACCAAAGGAGGTAGCAATGTTAGATATCAAAGACGCGGAAATAATTTAAACAAAGAAACAATGAACAAAAAAATAAACAACCTTAAAGAAATAGAATACTATACTAACTTTAATTTAGTAGGAGAGTATATAGTAGAATCAAGAAAGTTAAAGCCGGAAAACAAAGCTTTAAACGATATGTATTACGCTTGGCAAGAAGTCGGCTTTTACGCTAATAACCTTATAGGTAACGAGAGACATTATAACGATTCCTTAAGCGAGTATAGAGGCGATAAGATAAGAGCGGTAGAAAGATCAAGGAAAGCCGAAGAAAAAATAAAAAGCTTAGAGCAAGAGATAGAAAAGCTTAAGATAAGAATAGAAGTAGGTATTTAAATAATAAAACAAATGAGCGACTCAATAAAGAAATGGCACGAGATACAAGACGATAATAAATGGACTACCGATAGTACCGGGTACTCTTATAATAATATACCGAAGGATCCTATAGTTGAAAGCGTATTAAATAAGTATAAGACTAGATCAAGAGACGGTATTATAAAATACAATACTACTCTTTACGATAACCCGGACGGGTTTTATAAGTTTCTTACGCATCTTCAAGAAGAACTTATGGACGCTACCTTATATATAGAAAAGATAAAACAACAAAAAAGTTAATAAATTGTTTGTATGTT